TGTGCAAGGATGGAAGGCGTTGTTAAAAAAGCCAAAGGCCCAGCAGAACGAGCTAAGGCATCACTAAAGAACTGGAATTGCTAATATGCTTAAAAAATCAGCAAGTGCGAAAGCATTTAAAGAAAACATCAAAACTGAAGCAAAAACTAAACCAATCAAGCAGGCTGTGGCTATCGCCTATGCCGTAAAGAAAGAAGCAACTAAGAAAGGTAAGAAAAAATGATTAATTTAAATATGACCCTAGAAGAAATCAACACCATCCTAAAGCACTTGGGTAATGGAGTTTATACAGAAGTAGGCCAAATCATTGCTAAATTGCATGGCCAGGCACTTCCACAAGTAGAAGCGGCTAAGACTGAAGAACCAGCTAAAGAAGCGGAACCACCTAATGACCAGCCCTAATATCTACGTTCCTTATCCTACTCCACAGGATGAACAGCAACTCCAGGCTGATGTAAGCGCAATTGTCTATCAGCCAGGAGTACCACAAGAGCTGCAAGACCAGTACACCAATATGATTAACAGCCCTCAATTTGTCGATGACGTTAATGAAGCTGAAGCCAATAGTGACAGCATGGCAAATGAGTAATAGAATGTGCTTAATAATTGAGCATTGTGCTTAAAAAATAGGCAGAAAAATCATGACATTACCAGTTGAATCAACTATTGACAAAGGCGGAGCTCCGAAGGGCAATGACAATGCTAAGAAGGGCAAGCTCTTTTATGGGGAACTGAGGAAGGTTCTTGTACAAGAAGATGCTAGAAAGCTCAGGGCTATTGCTAACAAGCTTGTAGATGCAGCAGAAGAAGGTGAAGCGTGGGCTGTGAAAGAGATCATGGACAGAATTGATGGAAAAGCCCTTCAAGCCACTTCTATTGAAAACCCTGATGGAACAGCCATTACTGGCATCCAAGTAACTTTTGTTCGACCAGGTGAGTGAAAGCCTTAATCAGATAATCTCAAAGGTCCAGTTTCCTGAGAAGCTGGCCTGTCTATTTGAACCTGAATACGCAAGATACAGAGTATTGCTAGGTGGGCGCGGAGGCGCAAAGTCATGGGGAATTTCTAGGGCTCTCCTAATCAAAGCTTCTCAAAAGCCATTACGAATCCTATGTGCTCGTGAGTTCCAAACCTCAATTAGAGATTCAGTCCATAAGCTTCTATCAGACCAAATTATTGATTTAGGGCTTACTGAGTTTTATGAAGTAACCCAAACTTCTATCAGAGGTAAAAATGGCTCAGAGTTCAGCTTTGTAGGCCTAAAGAACAACGTAGCCAATATCAAGTCCTATGAGGGTGTAGACATATGCTGGGTAGAGGAAGCGCAGACCACTAGTCGAATGTCCTGGAATACTCTGATACCTACAATCCGTAAAGAAAGCTCAGAAATATGGATTTCTTTCAATCCTGAGCTTGAAACAGATGAAACCTATCAGCGGTTTGTAGCCAATCCTCCTGAAGGGGCCATAGTCCAAAAGATTAACTGGTCCGATAATCCGTGGTTCCCTGAAACGCTTAGATTAGAAAAAGACTCTTTATTTGTTAGAGATAGAGAGGCCTACAACACAGTATGGGAGGGTATGTGCCGCCAGACAGTTGATGGTGCAATCTTTGCCAAAGAAATGCAGCAAGCAGAATTTGAGGGCAGGATTACTAGGGTTCCATACGATGCAACCAAGCCTGTGCTGGCTATTTTCGATATCGGGTGGGCCGATGCCACAGCTTGCTGGATAATACAGTTCGTTGGCATGGAAACTAGGGTATTGCGTTACTTTGAATGCACTCAAACAACCATGAGTGAGATCCTGGCTAAGATGCAGACTTTTGGGTATGTCTACGACACCTTATATTTGCCTCATGATGCTCAGAACAAAACATTGTCAGCCAATGGCAGAAGCCTAGAAGATATTGTCAGAGCTGCTGGTTATAACGTCAGGATCATAGACCGAGTGCCTATAGCCGACTCAATCAATGCCGCTAGAACAATATTTAGCAAATGCTACTTTGATAGAGAAAACTGCTATGAAGGTCTACAATGTCTTAGACATTATCGGTATGATGTAGATCCTGAAACAGGCAGATTTAGTCAAAAGCCATTACACGACAATTTTAGTCATGGTGCAGACGCATGGCGTTACATAGGATTAATGATTAATGAGCCTAAAAAGCCAAGACCAAAGAAAATAAATTACCAAGTCAGTAGCTGGATGTCTTAAACTACTGCTAAATATGATATAAGGACTACCTATGGGTATCTACGATTCAGAATACGCAGACAACGATGAAGAAAGCATTATTGATGATGCTAAGAACTTTTTGCGCTTTTGTTCAGACAATGACTCTAACAATCGTGTAGAGGCCCTAGATGACCTTAAATTTGCTGGTGGAGATCAATGGCCTGTTGAAATCCAAAACAGCCGCCAGCTTGAATCTAGACCTTTCCTGACCATCAACAAGATTGATGCGTATTGCCGCCAGATTGCCAACAGCCAACGCCAACAAAGGCCTCGCATTAAAGCGCATGGCATGAATACCAATTCAGATGAAAAAGTAGCTCAAATCATTACTGGTATTTGTAGACATATTGAGGAACAAAGCGATGCTGATGCCGCTTATGACAATGCTTTTGATTTTGCTGTTCGTATGGGTTGGGGCTACTGGAGGCTTATTACTGACTATGTCAGGCCTGACTCATTTGACCAGGAAATATATATCAAGCGTATTGAAAATCCATTTATGGTTTATTTCGATCCTAATAGCAATGAACCTGATGGTTCAGATGCAGAAAAGTGTTTGATTACTGAAGTTGTAAGCAAGGAAGCATTTAAAAAAATGTACCCTGATGCTGAAACAGATGCAGGGTTTACACCTAGAGGCACAGGTGATTCTCAGTCAGAATGGATTACTAAAGAAGATATTCGTATTGCAGAATACTTTTATACCGAATATACCCATACCAAAATCGTGCTTTTAAGCGATGGCACGACAGTTTATGAAGATGAAATGCCAAGCCAGGATATGTTGTTGGCTGCTGGCGTATATGAAGTTAGCCGCCGAGTTACTGTTAAAAAGCAGATTAAATGGTGCAAGCTAACTGGTATGCAAATCCTAGAAAAGCGTGACTGGGCTGGTAAATACATTCCTGTTGTGCCTGTTTATGGTCAGCAACTCATTGTAGATAGCAAAAAGAAAAAATTTGGCCTTACTCGTATGGCTAAAGATCCTCAGCGTATGTATAACTTTTGGTCTACTGCGCTTACCGAATCTGTTGCCCTTGCTCCTAAAGCAAAATGGCTGTTAGCTGAAGGCCAAGATGAAGGCCACGAAGATGAATGGAATCAGGCCAATATTAAATCTACTCCTGTATTGCGTTATAAACAGACAGACAGCGAAGGCAGGGCTGCTAATGCGCCACAAAGATTAAACCCTGAACCTCCTCCAACTGGAATTACTACAGCTTTAGAAGGCTTAAATGCCGATTTAATGGCTGTTGTTGGTATTTATGATCCAAGCCAATTGCCTGTAGGCAATATGTCAGGAAAAGCTATTCAGGGCCAACAATCTCAAGTGGATATGACCAATTTCCACTATTACGACAATTTAACTCGTTCGATTAAGCAAACTGGCCGTATTATTCTTGACCTTATTCCCCATGTTTACGATAAAGAACGTGCTTTACGCATTATTGGTGACGATGGCAAAGGTGAAGTAGTCAATCTAAACCAAAGAATACAAGACGAAAATGGCGTTGAAAAGATTCTTAATGACGTAACTGTAGGCGAATATGACGTAGTCATGGAAACAGGTCCTGGCTACAACTCTAAGCGTCAGGAAGCAGTCGAATCTATGGTTCAAATGATGGGTGTAGACCCTGATTTGATGAAACAAGCTGGTGATTTGGTTTTTAGAAATATGGATTTTCCTGGCGCAGACATTATTGCTGATCGTTTAGCAGCCGCTAATCCATTGGCTCAAATTGATGATAAGTCAGATATTCCGCCTCAAGCTCAGATGATGATTAAACAGGGCCAAGATACTATTCAGCAGTTGCAACAGCAAATTCAGGCTATGCAGATGGATATGAAATATGGCGCATCTGTGGCTCAACAGAAAGAAGAAGCCGCTAATATTCGTAAGCAAATGGATGTGGATGTTCGCAGGGAAGATGTTCAAATGCGTACTGAAACTCAGGCTCATGACACAGTAATTAAGACTGAAACTCAAAAAGAAATTGAACAAATGAAGGCCCAATTAGCTTTAGTTATGGCTCAATTAGATGTTCGTAGTGAAAGAGCAGCATTAGATGAAGCAATAGAACGTGGTATTTAATCGGAGAAAAATATGCCAACAGTTACATCAGCAAACATAGCAGAATGGAAAATGAGGGAAATGGCTCGTAGAGCAGGTAAAAAATATGAACCTGATGGGCCCAAAAATCCTTATGCGGATATGGACAAAGCTCAAATTAAAGAGCAAAAAGCTTTGATGAAGGAAGCTAAAAAAGCAAATAAAGCGTCTAAAGAATAAAATAGACACAAATTAAATTTAGTAGTATTTTTAACTTAAATCAGGAGCTTGAGAAATCATGGCCGATACAGAAGCAAGAGAAGCACAAAGCGTAGTAACCAGTAGTAATGCGGCAGATTTTTATGCAGAAAGATTAGGTTTAGCTGAAGATGTTCCGACTGAGGCTGTAGAAAATACAGAGCCAGAACAGGAAATACAGAGTGAACCGAAGGCAGAGGAAGAAGCTAAAGCAACAGAAAAGTCAAAAGACAAGTTAGAAAAGAGATTTTCTAAGATTAGTAAGCAAAGAGATGAAGCAAATGCTCGTGCTGAACAATTAGAAGCTCGATTAAGAGATTTAGAAGCAAAGGCAAATCCTCAGACAATAGCCCAAACAGCTAATGCCGATGATAAGCCTAAAGCAGACCAATTTAATGATGCTTTTGAATATGCAGAAGCATTAGCAGAATGGTCGGCTGAAAAAGCATTGAAAGATAGAGATATTGCGGATCAACAGCGTAAAGCTGAAGAAGAACGCAATAAAGTAACAGAAAGTTGGAATAAAAAAGTAAGTAAAGCTAAGGAAGCTATACCTGACTTTAATAAGGTTGTATCGAAAAGCACAGTAGTAGTATCTGATGCTATTCGTGATGCCATTTTAGAATCAGATGTTGGTCCTCAAATTCTTTACCATCTTGCATCCGATGATGATTATGCTCAATCTATTGCATCAATGCCAGCTATCAAAGCTCTTAAAGAGATTGGTCGTTTGGAAGCTCGATATGAAGGCGAACAAGAAAAGCCTGAAAAGAAAGCTAAAACTGTTGCACAAAGTAAAGCACCAGCACCTATTAGTCCGTTAAAAGGTGGCAAATCCGCTGGAGCAGATGTTCTTGTAGACACCAATGGTGAATTCTACGGATCTTATGCTCAATGGAAAGCTGCTCGATTAGCAAACAAAATACGCTGATAAACCTAATTTTTTTGGAGATTTAAAATGTCAAATACTTTATTGACGATTAGCAAAATTACTAATGAGGCCCTAATGGTCCTCGAAAACGAATTAACATTTAGTTCTGAAGTAGACCGCAACTATGACGATCAATTCGCTGTAGTTGGTGCGAAAATTGGCGCAACTGTAAACGTACGTAGACCAGGTCGTTTTATTGGTACTACAGGCCCTGCGTTAAACGTAGAGGACTTAAACGAAACTTCAGTACCTGTAACTTTGTCCACACAATTTCACGTTGATACCCAATTTACAACGCAAGATTTGGCTTTGTCTTTAGATATGTTCTCTGATCGTATTCTGAAGCCAGCAGTTGCAGCTATTGCCAACAAAATTGACTTTGATGGTACAACTACAGCAGCTTTGAACACAGCTAACATCGTTGGTACTGCTGGTACGCCTCCTACAGGTTTGCTAACTTACCTCAATGCTCAAGCATTCCTTGACTCTGAAGGCGCACCTCGCGATGGCCGCCGTTCTTGCATCGTTGAGCCATTTACTTCAGCAACTATCGTTGATAGCTTGAAGGGCTTGTTTGTTCCTAACGACAAGATTGGTATGCAGTACGAAAAAGGCCTTATGGGTCGCGACAGCGGCGGCATGAACTGGAAACTTGACCAAAACATCGTTTCACAAACTTTTGGTAACTTCTCTAGCTCTACTGTTACAGCTTCTGTTGCTACTACAACTGCAACTGGTTTCTTGACATCAGGTTGGGCTTCTAGCTCCACAATCACTTTGACAGCCGCCAATACTGGTACTATCAACTTAAACGCTGGTGATACATTTACTATTGCTGGTGTATATGCAGTAAACCCACAAAACCGCCAAGCTTACGGCACAAACAAACTGCGTTCATTCGTAGTTAAATCTGCTGTTTCAGTAGCTTCAGGTTCAAGCGTTTCTGTAACTGTATCTCCTGCTGTTATTAGCGGTGGTCAATTCCAAAACGTATCAATTCCTACAACTTCTGCAACTGCGGCTGTAACATTCTTTGCAAGCCAATACAATGCAAGCGGTAATGGTATTGTTTCTCCACAGAACATCGTGATGCACCGCAATGCGTTTACATTGGCTATGGCTGACCTTGAGTTGCCTGAAGGCGTTCATTTTGCTGGTCGTGCAAGCGACAAGGAAATTGGTCTTTCAATGCGTGTCGTGCGCCAATACACCATTAATAACGATAGTATTCCTACACGTGTTGATGTGTTGTACGGCTGGGCTCCTTTGTACCAAGAACTTGCTTGCCGAGTTGCGGCCTAATAACGGAGGGGCTTCGGCCCTTCCTTTTAAATTAATTTAAAGGAATCTAATCATGGCGAATCCAGGACCAGCAGTACAAAATTCAACCCACCCATCGAACCTTAATAGCCAACAGGCTTTGCGTGTTCTAGGTGTGTTGAAAGGCGTTTCTACAGCAGCAGCGGCTGACTTTGCAGTTCAAATTAACAACAGCGCACTTTATGTTCCTGTTTCAGTAGTTGTAGCTAACGCTAACAACGCTGGAGCAACACAATCTGTAGCTTCTGTAAATTTGGGTGTTTATACAGCTCCAGCTAAAGGTGGTACAACAAGTATTTTGACAGCAGCAGCATTGACTGGTCAAACTACTCCATCTTATGTAACTATCTCAGCAGCTTCAAATCCTAATACAGCGCAAACAGCACAAACTGTATATGTAAATATCTCTACAGCATTCGCTACTGCGACTGTTGATGTGTATATTTATGGATATGATTTAAGTCCAGGTTTCTTCTAAGGACTTGGGTACTAAAAGGAAAAAGCCATGCCCAAAAAGTATGGCTTTTTTTCTTAACTAACTTATAATGATTTAACCTTACACAAAGGAAAAAATATGTCTAAGACTACTGTTTGTCGTGGCAATATTATTGCTCAATCGATTGTTCAAGTAACACTTCCATCCACTACTATTTCAGGCACAAGTTCAGATGTAACTTTAACTGTTGCTGGTGTTCAGCCTAATGATTTTGTTCAAGCCGCTTTTGATGGTGCTTTAGTAACAGGTATTTCTATTGGCAATGCTTATACAAATACAGCAAATCAAGTTGTTGTTAGATTAATTAACAGTACTGGTTCTTCTGCCACTCAAACTGCTGGAACTTTGTTACTTAAAATTTCAACTTGTGAAGATTCTCCTATTCCTAGCAATGTAGTTTAAGGAGTTAAATAATGGCTTACGATTCAGCTTTTAGCCCTTTTGGGCCAACTTACTTGGTAAGCACTTCTGCGGTTCAAGTTAAAGCAACAAGCAATTTTTATCCTACTTCTTATAGAATTTACAATATAACAAGTGGAATTGTTCGCTTTGCTTGGGCTCCACAAGAGCCTGGTGATGCAACTGTTACTCCTACAGTAACTACTCCAACTGCAACTGGCACTCCTTATGTAATGTCTATTCCTGCAAATACAGTTCAAGTATTTAGTGGAATTCCTCCTAATGCGTGGTTTATTTCAGGCACAGCAACAAGCTTAGAAATTACTCCTGGTGAAGGAAAACTATAATGAGTTCAAATCAAGTAGCAAGTACAGTAACAGTCCAAAATGTGCCTGTTCAAGCTCAATTTAATTCAGCAGGGGTTTGTCTTGGTTTAGTTGGTCCTGGTGGTGCTTTCTTTTCCCCTCCTTTAACTGGTGATGTAATAAATCCATCTACCTTTCAAATGGGTGGAAATTTATTAGCATCTGCTACAACTTTGCCTACTATTGGATCAGGTTTTGGCACAAGCCCAACAATTACTGCTTCTAATACAATGTGCTTCAAAATTGTAGTTGGTACTGGTGGTGCGGCTAATGGAAGTATTACTTTGCCTACTGCTACTAATGGCTGGCTTGCATTTGCCGCTGATGTAACTAATGGTAATAGCCTATTCTTGCAATTAACTGCAAGCTCTACTACATCAGTTACATTTACAAGCTATTCAGTAACTACTGGTGCGGCTTCTAATATGTCTGCTGGAGATGTAATTTTAGTAAATTGCTTTGCTTATTAAGGTTTAAATATGGCTAATCCAGCTAATTCTACAGTTCAGAATTTACTGCCTGTACAGGCTTATTTTGATGTAAATGGAAACTTTCAGACTTTTATTGGTCAAGGTAAAGCATTTACAGCAACAATTAATCCTGTTCAATCAGGCTTGACTATTACAAATAGTACTATTGATAGCAGTCGAATTGGCGCAACCACTCCTTCTACTGGTAGCTTTACCAGCGGTCAAGTAGCGGCTACTCCTACTGGCTCTACTGATATTGCTAATAAATTGTATGTAGATTCTGTAGCTGTTGGAATTAGTTGGAAAGCTCCTGTAACGGCGGCTACTACTACAAATATTACTCTTTCAGGATTGCAAACTGTAGATACAGTAAGCCTTGTAGCTGGTAATACAGTATTAGTAAAAAATCAATCTACATCATCTCAAAATGGTATTTATATAGTAAATACTGGAGCTTGGACTTATGCTACTGGTTCTACTACTTGGGCTCAATATGTAAGCGCATTAGTATTTGTAGAGTATGGCGGTCAAGCTGGCTCTGCATGGTATTGTACTGCCCAGCCAGGCGGTACATTAGGCACTACAGCGATGACTTGGAGTAATTTCTCTACAGCCGCTAACTATACTGCTGGACCTGGTTTAACTTTAACTGGCTATCAATTTAGCATTACCAATACTGGAGTAGCCGCTACTACTTATGGCTCTGCTACTGCTACTCCTGTATTTGCCGTAAATGCTCAAGGGCAAATTACTTCAGTAACCAATACTACAATTACTCCTGCTATTGGAAATGTAACAGGCCTTGCTACTGGAATGCTTACATTCTTGCAAACTCCTACATCAGCCAATTTAGCGGCTACTGTAAGCGATGAAACTGGTACTGGAGCTTTGGTATTTGCTAATAGCCCAACGCTTATTGCGCCAGCTTTAGGTACTCCTGCAAGCGGTAATTTTTCTACTGGTACATTTACTTGGCCTACATTTAATCAAAATACTACAGGATATGCTGGAGGATTGGCTGGCGGTGCGGCTGGCTCATTGCCTTATCAAACTGGGGCTAATGCAACTACATTTTTGGCTGCTGGAACTAATGGTCAAGTTCTTACATTGGCTTCAGGAATTCCATCTTGGGCAACTCCTACTACTGGAACTGTAACTTCAGTAAGCGGTACTGGTACTGTAAATGGATTAACTTTAACTGGTACTGTAACTACTAGCGGAAGCCTTACTTTAGGCGGTACATTATCTAATATTGCTAATAGCGCACTTACAAATAGCTCTATTACTTTTGGCTCTACAGCCGCCGCTTTAGGTACTACTGTAAGCGCATTAAATGGTGTATCTATAGGCGCAACTACTAGGTCAAGCGGTGATTTCACCACTTTGTCAGGAAATTCAGTTACAAGCACTACTCCAGTATTAAGCTTTAACGCATCAAATACTATTGCTTCTTTTGGCTCTTCTACAGCAAGCTCATACAATCAGCTTGTAATACAAAATAAATCGACTTCTGCTGGAGCATCTACAAATTATGTAGCAAGCAATGATTTAGGTACTGATTCTACTTATTATGGTGAATTCGGCATGAATTCATCTACATTTAGCTCAGGTACTCCTGCTGATTTCTTTTCTATAAATAATGGCATTTACTTTAGCGGTCATGATGGCGCTATTACAGTAGGCTCAGGAAATGGTCAAAATTTATATTTGGCTTGGGGTAGTACAGGCCAATCTGCCCATGTAATTAATTCTAGCGGTGCTATTGGCTTAAATACTAATATTACTGGTACTACAAATTTTGGTACAACTGGTCAAGTATTAACTTCTGCTGGCTCAGGAGCCGCACCTTCTTGGACTACTATCTCTGCTGGCTTAACTGTAACTGATGATACAAGTACTAATGCAACTCGTTATTTAACATTTACTAGCGCAACTAGCGGCACAATTAGCGCAATTAATACTAGCTCTACAGAGCTTAAATGGAATCCAAGTTTAGGAATTTTAGATTTTAGTGGTGCTGTAGGAGCAATAAATTTACCATCAGGAACAACTGCTCAAAGACCAGCTTCTCCTGTAGCTGGAGCTACAAGATATAACACTACATTGAATCAAACTGAAATTTATAGTGGAACATCTTGGACATCTATTACTAGCCAAACATATTCTGTTTTAGCTTTAATTGTTGCTGGCGGTGGTGGAGGTGGTTTTGGTGGTTATGGTGGAGGTGGTGGTGCTGGAGGACTTATTTATCAGTCAGCTGTTACTTTAACCCAAACAACTGCATATACGATAACGATTGGCGCTGGTGGAGCGGGAAATCCAGGCTCAGGAAATAATGGCGCTGGAACTGCTGGTTCAAATTCATCTGCGCTTACTTATACTGCTATTGGAGGTGGAGCTGGCTCTGGTCAAATATCAGCAATAAATGGCGCACCTACATCAGGCGGCTCTGGAGGAGGTGGAACTGCACTTGGTGTAACTACAGGCGCAAGTGGAACTTCTGGTCAAGGAAATGCTGGTGGTAATGGTTCATTAGCAAATAGTCAAGGTGGCGGAGGTGGTGGTGCTGGTGCTGCAGGAAGCACTCCTGCTGGAGGTAGCGGTGCAGCTTATTCTATTTCAGGAACATCTACTTATTATGCTGGTGGAGGCGCTGGAAATAATGCGAGTAATACTCAAACTGGCTCAAATGGAGGCGGAGGAAGTAGTGGCATTTCAAATTCAAATGGAACAGCTAACACAGGTGGTGGTGGAGGTTCTCAGGCTAACTCTGTAGCGGCAGGTACAGGAGGTTCTGGCATAGTAATTATTTCTTATCTTGGCAGCCAAAGGGGTACTGGCGGAACTGTCACCTCATCTGGCGGTTACACCATTCATACATTCACATCTAGCGGTACTTATACAGCTTAATTAGGAGATTTAAATGTCACATTATGCAAAAGTAGTAGATGGCAAAGTTACACAAGTAATTGTGGCTGAAGCCGATTTTTTTAACACATTTGTAGATTCAAGTCCTGGCACTTGGATTCAAACCAGCTATAACACTCGTGGTGGAAAACATTATGGAGCAGATGGTAACGAAGATGGTGGTATTGCTTTGCGTGGTAACTATGCTGGCATTGGTTATACATATGACCAGGCCCATGATGTTTTCTATGCGCCACAACCTTATCCAAGCTGGTCTTTAAATAAAAATAATTGGACATGGGAATCTCCAGTTCCTTATCCTGCTGATGGCAAAGCATATTTTTGGCAAGAATCTTCTAAATCTTGGATTGAAGCTGTTTAAGGAATAAATTATGTCGCAACTAATATTTTTAGCTCCTTCAGGCGGCACAGTAACTCTTACTAATGCTGATACAGCAAGCACAATTAATTTAACTATTCCAGCAACTAATGGAACTTTGCTTATTCAAGATTCAAGTAATAACTTATCCGTTACAAATTTGACTGTAACAGGGACTGCTTTAATTACTGGTACTACACAACTTCAACTACCAAAAGGCAATTCTTCACAAAGAACTTCTAGTCCTACTACTGGAATTATTCGATTTAATACTGATGGTGGCGGATTTTATGAAGGATATGCGGCTGGTCAATGGGTAAAATTTACTACTACCAATGAAGGTTCTTATTCAGGAACTTATGTAATTGCGGCTGGCGGTGGCGGAGGTTCACAAGGCGGTGGTGGTGCTGGAGGTTATTTAACCTCTACTTTTACTTTAATTCCTGGCACTTATTATTATGCAGTTCTTGGTGCTGGAGGCTCTACTGGAACTAATGGAGCAAATTCACAATTAACTGGTATCGCTGTCGCTATAGGCGGCGGCGGTGGAGGAGTTGGTGGTGGCGGTATAGGAGGCTCAGGAGGAAGTGGTGCTGGAGGTACATCAAACGGCAATACTGGCACAGTAAGCGGAGGTTCAGGAACTAGCGGTCAAGGTAATGGCGGTGGTTCTTCAGTTTATAACGCTGGAAATGGTCAAGGCGGCGGTGGTGGTGGTGGTGCAGGAGGAACAGGAGCAAATTCTGCTTCTGATGGCACAACTGGTGGTGCTGGCGGTGTAGGTTTATCTACAACCATTACAGGCTCTACTGTTTATCTTTGCGGCGGCGGCGGCGGTCAAGGCTGGTATGGTTCAGGCGGTTCAGGCGGCAATGGCGGTGGAGGTACTGGTGGCAATCAAGCCAATACAGGAGGTTCTGCTGGTACTGCAAATACTGGCGGTGGAGGCGGCGGTTCTTATAATGGTGGTTCAGGAGTTATATATATTTCTGTGCCAACGGCAAGCTATACAGGCACAGTATCAGGATCACCTACTGTAACTACTAGTGGTGGAAATACTATTATGAAATTTACCACCTCAGGAAGCTACTACGCATGATTTTTAGTTGGAAAGTTTTAGACATCATTGAGCAAGATGCTGTCATTATCCAAATCAAATATAGTGTAAAAGCTATTGATGGTAATAATTCAATAGAAACTGAAGGTTATTGGACTTTCCAAGATAAAACTCATTTTTTACAAGATTTAACAACTGAAAAAGATGTAATTGCTTGGATAAAAAATGAATCAATAATTGATGAAAAGTGCATTATTGAGGATAATTTAGAAAAGCAATTATTAGCAAAAGAGCCAGTATCGCTTAAAAAGCCGTGGGTATTGCCTACTTTTACAGTCAAAATTTAACGGAATAATATGACTCAGCCAATCGACATTATTAGCAGAGCATTAAAGGACATTGGCGCATTAGAAGCTGGTGAAACACCAACTCCTGAAGCGGCTCAAGATGCTTTTGATATGCTTAATGACCTTATTGACCAATGGTCAAATGAAGGCATGATGGTATTTAATACGACTGAAATCATATTTCCGTTAATTTCAGGTCAAATTCAATACACTATTGGCCCTACTCCAAGCACAGCAAACTATATTGGTGCGGCTATTAGTGGAACAATTAATGGCAAAGTTCTTACTGTTTCAGGAATTAGTAGTGGCGCAGTTGCATTAGGGCAAACCCTTAAAGGTTCAGGAATTACATCAGGAACTAAGATTGTCCAATTTTTAACTGGTGCTGGCGGTAATGTTAATGAAGTAGGCACTTACCAGCTTAATATACCTGGCACTACAGTAGCTCCTGCATTTACTGGTTCTATTTCAGGCACTACTTTAAATGTAACTGCTATTACTGCTGGTTATCTTGGAATTGGCTCTGTTATTAGCGGTACTGGAGTTACTTCAGGAACCACTATAACGGCCATATTGAACGGAAGCGGCGGAGTTGGTACATACACAGTAAGTGCTAGTCAAACAGTCGGTAGTGAGGCTATGACAGCTTCTGTAATACCTATTCCAATTACCCTTTACTATCAAAAGCCATTAACTATTGATTCTGCTTATGTGCGAATCAATACCAATAGTAACGGCCAGCCTATACTTAATGGCGGTTTAGATTATCAAGTAGGTATTTTAGCCCTCGAAAATTACAATCAAATTGGCTTAAAAACGCTTAATGGGCCGTGGCCTAAAGCTTTGTATTACAACCCTAATGCGGATCAAGGCAATCTATTTGTATGGCCTAATCCAGCACAAGGTGAAATGCACCTTTTTGCCAATACTATCTTTGCTAGATACGAAACTTTGTATGACACTATTGTTTTGCCGCAGGGCTATTCAATGGGCCTTAGATGGAATTTGGCAGAAAGATTGATGCCAATGTATGGCAAAGCTTCTCAAACTCAAATAGGCATGATTGCAGCTTATGCAGCACAATCTAAAGCAACTATTAAACGTACAAATATGAAACCTGTAGCGTCTGCATCTTATCCAACACAAATGCTTGTTGGTAGAGCCAAAGACGCTGGATGGATTCTTAACGGCGGATTTACTGGCTAATGCAACATTACACTTATTCTCATAATAAGCTTGATGGAACTCCTTTTTACATTGGAAAAGGACAAGGAATTCGTGCATATAAAAAAGATAGAAGCGAGCATTGGAAACGGATTGTTGCAAAATATGACTATGAAGTTAATATTCTTGCATATTGGAAAACTGAAAAAGAAGCTTTAAACCATGAAGTTTTGCTTATTTCTTGCATGAAAGATATAGGTATTGATTTATGCAACCATACCGATGGTGGAGAAGGGTGCTCAAATCCTTCCAGTGAAACAAGATTAAAAATGAGTATTGCAAAAAAAGGTAAAGAATCTTCAAGAAAAGGATCAACTTTATCAAACGAACAAAAAATATTAATTAGTAAAAATGGAAAACAAAAAGCAAAACGATCATTAAGAAAATTAACATCTAAAGAAGTTTTCGAAATACGATCATTAAAAGGTTTAATATCAGGCAGAAAAATAGCTAAAAAATTTAATGTTACATATAATGTAATTTATGGCATTTTTAACAATCTAACTTATATAGAGGATTAAAAATGGCTGACTTTGGTTTTGTAGGAGCTGCATATTCTGCTCCATCTATTTATCAAGACGATCAAGAGTGCATAAATTTTAGGCCTGAAATTGATCCTACAAAAGCTCAAGGTGAAAGAGGCGTTGTTGCTCTTTACCCAACTCCAGGTTTAACATTTTTAACAAACTTACAGCCTAATAGACCAGTAAGAGGTTTAAGAACTATTTCATCAGGTGGATCTCAGCTTATTGCTGTTTGTGGTGAATATGTATATTCGGTTGCCTACAATAATCAATCTTCTATTATTGGTCAATTAAAGACTACAACTGGCCCTGTAAGCATTACCGATAATGGTGTTTATATTTATATTGTAGATGGCGCAAATCGCTATTCTTGGCTAATTGATACTCCTGATACAATAATTTTTACTGGTTCTATTTCAGGAACAACTTTAAATATTACAACTCTTGTAACTGGCACAATAAGTATTGGCTCTCAAGTTTTTGGTAGCGGTGTATTGCCTGGAACAATTATTACAGGCGGTTCAGGCTTTAGCTGGACTGTCAATAATTCTCAAAATATTGTTTCCGAAACATTAAATACCGATCCTCCTTATTGTATTTTTACTGGTTCTATTGCTTCTGCTGGTTCTCCATTAGTAGTTACCCTTACTGTAACAGCGGTTTTGTATGGTTCTTTAGCTGTTGGAACAACCATTATTGGTGCTGGAATACCGACTAATACCATCATTACTGCTTTAGGAACTGGTACAGGCGGAACAGGAACTTACATATTAAGTGGCGGCTCTTTAACTGTTAGTTCTGAAACAATTTATGCAGAGCAATTTACAATATTACCTACAACAGATGGCGCATTTACTGGCGGTGATGTAGTTGATGTTAATGACAACTATTTTATTTATAACAGGCCAAACAGTCAGCAATTTGCCATTTCTGGTCTTTTAAGCCCAATTACTCAAGCTTTAAGTTTTGGAAGCAAATTTACTGCTCCTGACAATCTTGTTTCTTTAATAGCAAACAATGGTCAGCTTTATTTGTTAGGTGAAAAATCATCAGAAGTATGGTCAGATCAAGGAACTTTTCCATTAGCTTATCAGCGTATTCCAGGAAGTTCTACCCAGCAAGGTATTGCGGCTGCTCAATCAGTAGCAAGAGTAGGAAACTCTTTTGCTTATGTTTCTCAAAACATTCGCGGTTTAAATCAAGTTGTTTTGATGAATGGCTATACTCCTCAGCGCATTTCTACCCATGCTGTAGAACAAAGTCTTTTAGACCAATATACAGCCGATGCCATAGCTTATACATACCAGCTAGAAGGCCATGAAGTCTATGTTGTAAGCTTTCCGACTATTGATATTACTTGGGCGTATGACTTTACTACAGAGTTATGGCATAAATGGTTATGGGTAGATTCAAACAACCAATACCATCGTCATCGCAGTAATTGTGCGGCTGTTTTTCAAGGTGTTGTAGTTGTTGGAGATTGGCAAAATGGCAATCTGTATCAATTAGATCAAGCCAATTACACAGATAATGGCGGCGAAATTCGCAGATTGCGTAGAGCTCCTCATATTTTGACCGATTTACAACGTCAGTATTTTGACGAATTGCAAATTCAGTTTCAACCTGGTGTTGGAATTAATGGCTTTTCACGTGATAGAAATACTTATTTAGGTAGTCCATATACCATCCCCTTAAATACTCCATTGACTATTGGAGTGCAAGATATTGATGTTTTGGGGAATGCTGGACAACTTAATCAAAATGACATTTTATATAACCCAAAAGCTATGCTTCGCTGGTCTAATGATGGTGGATCTACTTGGTCAAAAGAATATTGGCAAGATTTAGGACAGCAGGGATATTACAAACACAGGGCTATTTGGCGTAGACTTGGTATGGCTAGAGATAGAATTTTTGAAGTAGTCGTTACTGATCCAATTAAAGCTGTAGTGGTTTCTGCAAACCTTAAAGGTTCGGAAGGTGAAAATTAATGAGTAATCAAATATTTTCTGGAAATACTAATAATCCTTTGCCTCAAACGGATTTTTTAGATAATCCTCCTATAAATAGGCCAACTAGAGCTTGGATTCAGTTTTTTTTAAATTTGACAAATAACACTTCAGCGACTACTGCTACGGCTGGTTCTGCTACTTTGCCTGCAAATCCAGCAGGGTTTATGAATGTTACGATTAATGGACAACCTTTTAAAGTTCCTTATTACAATCCATGACAACAATTACTGAACTTGCTGCTCAAAAATTAGGCACTTTTGAGGTAGACTTAGGTACTATTCATCATTTTTCTGATGGCCTGTATTCTAAAGAAATGTGTATTCCAAAAGGATATACGGCGTTATCGCATCAACATAATTACAGCCATTTAAGCATTTTGGCTAAAGGTTCTGTATTAATTACTACTGATGATTCTTCTAATCAGTATGTAGCACCAGTTTGTATTGAAATTAAAAATAGCGTAAATCATGCAATTTTAGCGTTAGAAGATTGTGTTTGGTACTGTATTCATGCCACAAATGAAACAGATGCAGATAAAATAGATAAAGTATTGATAAAAGAGGTTTAAAATGCCAATCGGTTCAGTTTTAGCTGCTTCAGTAGCAGCACCTATTATAGGTAACATTGTCGGCCAAGCTATAGGCGGAACTACGGCTGCTCAAGGCCAACGAGAGGGCGCAGCGCAACAAGTTGCTGGATTGCAAAATGCTGCAACTGCGTTAAATACTGGATTTACTAATGCTGGCCCATATTTAACCAATGCCTACAATACTGCTAGTGGTTTATATACCCCTTATACAACAGCAGGAACAGCGGCAACCAATAATTTAAGCGATTTAATTAATAGCGGCTACGCATCGCATCAGTTTAATACCCAAGATTTATATAATGGCCTTGCTCCTAATTATGATTTTTTAAAAGGTCAATTAACAGGCACTACCAATGCTGTTTCCAATGCAAGCGGCGGATTGTTAAGCGGTAATGCTTTGCAAGGTTTACAGTCTAATGTAGGTAATTTTGCTCAAAATGCTTATCAAAACGCATTTACCAACTATCAAACTCAACGTAATAACATTTTTGGCAATTTAACGCCTATTTCTAAAATGGGATTAGATGCTACAAGCAAATTAGCTGATGTAACTACTGGTTATGGAGGTTCAATGGCTAATCTAAATACTTCATTAGGTAGTGCATTAGCAGGAAACTATGGTCAGCAAGGTTACGCACAAGGGTCAGGCACAGCAGGCGCAGCAAATACTATGGCTAATATGTATGGCAATACAGGGACAATGCTTGGAGCATTAGCTGGTAATTATTTTTCTCAGCCCAATAAACCTCAAGACTATAACAACATAGTAAATTCAACTGGATTTACTCCAACAGCAGGAAATTCATTTAATTTGCCCACTCCTGTTGGCGGAGCTACACAACTTGGTGGTCAGTATTCCGCAGATTACATGAGTGCTTAAAGGATAAATTATGGCTTTTGACGTTAAAGGTTTTCAAGAACCTAATTATCAAGTTAATCCTGTTGCTGGCAATAAATATGTTCCGCAAGATGGAATGACTCAACTTAACAATTTGCTTGATTATCAAGAAAAGCAAGCTCTATTGCAGCCTAAAATTGAAGGCGGCAAAGCTGAAAGCAAAAAGAAAGTTCTTGAAGCGGAAAAGGCTGGAGTTGATTTGCAACAACATTATGCAAATATTTCTAGATCGACTTATGGTGGCCTTCTAACTGATGCAGATTTTATTAATGGCAATAAAGAAGGTATTAAAAAGAAATTAGATCAAACTAAAGAATACTTGCATAGTATTGGCGTACCAGAAATGAATGGTGGCAAAGCTCATCAAGAGATTCTTAGTCTAGTAGATAAAGATCCTTTTCAAGCTGTTCAAATGATTAAAAATGGTGTTCAACAAGCTGGTACAAACACAGAGCAATTTGCACAAGCTAATCGTGCTCCTACTCCAGTTTCTACTGGTCAAGGAACACAATTTATTCCAACATCACAATATCAAGGTGCGCCGCAAAATCAATTTGTTCAAGGTCAAATTCCTGTTGGAACTAAACAAGTTGCTCAACCTGGTGATGGTTCTGGATTGCCTCCAGGAACAGAATATTTAGTTGGCCCACAAGGACAAATGCAACCTGTTGGTTATCAAGTTCCTGGTGCTCAAGGTGGTGTTACACCAGCACAAATGAATAAACCTGCAAATCAACAAAAGCCTGTTGTATCTGCTCTTTCACCTCAAACTTCTACTAATCTTGAGATTGGTAATAATTTGGTTAATACTTCAAGAGAGCAAGCTGGTAAAGCGGTTCAAATTGAATCTGCTGCAAATCAAGCCATTCAGTTATCACAAGTTACCGATACTGGACAAGGTGCTCAGTTATGGAATGCGCTTAAAGGTAACTATGTTGGAATTCCTGATTTTAATACAAGAAATCCAGCGGCAAACTTTGATATTTTAGGCCATGTATTAACTAATGAAACCAATTTACTGTCGCAAAATCCTGCATACGGAGCAGGAAAAATGGGCGGTACTGGCGGAACTCAAAAACAAATTGAACAAGCTGTTCAAACAGCAGGTAAAACTACTTGGAATCCAGAAGCTATTCAATATACCTCTAGATATAACAGAGCATTGGCTTATGGTGTTCAAATGTTTAATCATGGGGTAGATAAATCTCAAACCATTAGCAATAACAATCCTTTGTATGCAAATGAATATCAGCAAAAATGGAATTCTAATTTAAACTTAGATTCAATAAGATTGGCTGATGCTAAAAGAAATGCTGGTATAGACCCACAAGGGCTTATTCAAGTTACAAAAGAACTTGGCGGAGAAAAATCAGAAAGATATAAAAAAGCTCAAGAAGATTTAAGAGTTATTAATAATCTTGCTACTAGGGGCAAATAATGGCTTTAGAATTTGTAGATCCAGATTCATTAACAGCACCTGCACTTTTGCCTGGTTCTGGTAAAACTGGCACAGGTAAACCTGGTGTTCAAGTTACTGGATATACACCTCCTGAATCAAACAAATTTGATACCAAAAAAAGTTATGGAACTCCAACAAAGCTTTTGGAAAATGTTATTCAAACTGAAAGTTCTGGCAATCCTCATGCTGTAAATCCTGAATCTGGTGCTATGGGTTTAGGTCAATTTATGCCAGAAACAGTTGCCATGTTACATAAACAAGGCGTTGAATTTAATCCATTTAAAGCTGATGAAGCTAGGGCTGCAATGGATTACTACATTAGCCAACTACATAAAGAGCATGGCGGCGATTATGTAAAAGCCATGAAAGCTTATGGTGGATTTAAAACTAAAGATCCAGAAAAGTATCTTGATAAAGTTTTAGAGGGTGTAGACCTTTCTGAAAATAATAAACTTTTTATAAATCCAGAATCTTTGCCAGGAAGCACCAATATTCCTGAATCAGAACTTCAACCAAAACCTAATCTTACTTTAAATAGGGCTGCTGGATTATTTACTAGAGGAGCAACTCCTGCTGTAACTGGTGCTGCTATTGGCGGAACTCTTGCAGGGCCTCCAGGAGCTCTTGTAGGTTCTGTTGCGCTTCCTGTTGGCGATGTATTAAATACTGGCATCAATGCTGTTACAGGTGGCATTAATCGTTTTGCTGGAACCAATATTCCTAAATTAGGAATGCCAAGCGACATAACTCAGCAATATATGAATAAACTTGGCCTTCCTGAAGCTCAAACTGGCCCAGAAAGAATGATTCAAACTGCTGGTAGCGCAATGGGTGGAACTGCTGCCGAATTACCTGCGATGACAAGATTGGCAACAACAGCAGCTTCTCCTTTTGTAAGAGGAGTAGCTGAGTCTGCTTCTGCTGCACCTTATAAACAATTAGCCGCTTCCATTCCTTCTGCTGTGGCAGGTCAAGCTGTTTATGAAAAAACCAACAATCCTTATCTGGCTATGGGTGCTGGTGCTATTGCAGGTATGCCTTTTGGAGTTTCATTAAAGCAAAGATCTTTAAATGCTCCTTCTCAAGAAGAACTTGCTGCAACTGCAAAAAATCTTTACAGTCAAGCCGAAAAATCAGGAATTCAATTTGCTCCTGATAAGTTTGCAGCGCATATGGATCAAGTTGGTAAAGATTTAAGGCAGTTTGGTTATGCTGAAAATTCAAACACTTACTCAGGAATTAAAGCTGCATTAGATGAATTAAAAAATACATCTAGACCAAAAGATTATTTAGAGCTACAAGCATTAAGAGAAATTATTGCTGGAGAGCAAGTTTCTCCAAATCCTAAAGTTAGAATGTTGGCTGGAAAATTAAAAGACGAGTTTGATAGTTATGTTCTTCATGCTCCAGATCAGCATTTAACTGCTGGAAGTCCTCAAGGTGCTCAAGCATGGAAAGATGCTAGAACTCAATATTCTAGATTAAAAAAGGCTGAAATATTTGATGATATGGTAAATGATGCTCAATTTACTAATCAAAGCTTATCTACATATTTAAAAAATCAAATGAATAGTTTGGCAAGAAATGATAAGCGCATGAGGCTTTTTACTCTTGAAGAACAAGAAGCAATTAAAAATGTAGCTAGAGGTAGCGTAACTCAAAAAACTTTAGATCTTCTATCTAAATTTGCTCCTGATACTGTTATGGGTGTTTTGAGTACAGTTGGAACTCATGCGCTTAGTGGCAATTTATCTGCTGCTTTATTATCAGGTAGCACTTTTGGGGCTAAACAAATCGCTAATCTTAATAAAAATAATTCAGTATCTAAGTTGGCAGATATGATGCGACTTGGAGAAATACCTAAATTTGAGTCAAGATTAAAAAATGTACCAGCAACAGCTTTAAGGGGCTTGTTATCTGGTAATCCAACAGCTAAGGAACAATAATGACTGTATTACTATCGCCTATTGGCAATACCATGACTCCATTTTTGGGGCTAGACAATCTTCCTTTGGCTGGAGGGTTACTTTATACATACCAGGCTGGCTCTACAACTCCATTGGCAACTTATACAAGTAATTCTGGTTCTATTGCTTGTGCTAATCCTATTGTATTGGGCGTTAATGGTATTGCACCAACAGAAATTTGGCTTACTTCAGGCGTTTCTTATAAGTTTGTATTGGCAACATCTGCCAATGTAACGCTTTATACCTATGACAATATTGCTGGCATTCCATCTTCCGCGGCGTTAGCTAACGTGCCAAGTGGCGCAATTTTGGTATGGTCAGGATCTATTGCTACTGTTCCAAGCGGTTATGTGCTTTGTAATGGTCAGAATGGCACTCCAAACTTACAAGACAGCTTTGTGGTTGGTTCAGGTAATTCTTTTTCTGTTAATGCTACAGGCGGATTTGCTTCATCAGGAGTGATGACAAGCGTTGGAACTAACACTCCATTATATTATTCACTAGCTTTCATAATGAAAACCTAATGGAGCAACTTATGTCTTTCGAGTTAGACCCAGTTCGCTACGGAGTTCTTTGGAATACTGTGGAAAATAACGAAAAAAAATTAGAAGAAATGAACAAAAAGATGGACAAATTAGAACTCAAAATTGAAGAACTGATTGCTATGGCTGAAAGGTCTAAAGGTTCATTATGGGCATTAATGGGTATTGCTTCAGTAGGTGGAGCAATAATTAGCTTTATTACTGACTTTGTTTTTATAAAAAAATGATGTATGTCAGACCCATTTGGATTATCCGAAGGAGCAAAGACTCTTAGCGGTAGCCTAAATGCAAGCAGAGAAGCCAGCAAAAGCTTATCTAAAAGCATAGAAGGAATACAGCAAGATGGTATAGAGGTAGCACAACAAAAAGCTAGAGAAAGAATTAGGGCAAAGCGAGAAACGGATTTAAAAAAAGAAAGAGCATTAATAAAAGCCCTTGAAGAATGGAAACGAAAGAAACAAATTTCCGATGAGGAAGCAAATTTAAAGATTCAATTTGTAAAGCAGTATGGTGCAAAAGAATGGGAATCAGTATTAAGAATTAAGCTGGATATAGAAAATATGGAACGCAAAGCCAATGAAGAATATCAGCATGATTTAAAAGAAGTAAGACGAGTTCAAGTTTGGTGTTTTTTAGCAGCTTTAATAGTTACATTGTGGTTAAAATTTGTATTAGGAGTTATATAAATGGGCGATATATTCAAACACATTTTGACAGGAAAAGATAATCAAACTCACGACATAGCTCGTTGGGCCTGGATGCTTGGTTTTATATTGGTTGGCGCATCAGCTATTTATTTAATATACGCAGGAAAAGAAATTAGCTTGACCGAACTTGCAGGAGCATTAGGTATTGTTTCAGGTAGCGGCGCGGCTTCCGTAGCTGGAAAACAATTATCAGGTTCAGAGCCTAATTAATATGAACTTTTTATTATCTTTGTTTACTGGCGGAGTATCTTCAGTTTATATTTATATAGCTATTGCGCTTGGTGGTTTTGGTGCTGGATTTTATGTTGAACATTTGCGTTTTAACGATTACATAGCAACTCAAATATCTGAAACTGTAAAAAAAGAACATCAAGCCCAATTAGCAACTGATGAAATAAGGAAAAATAAAGATGCACAAATCAATTCTATTAACAATCAGCTTGTCAATGCTATTAGCGAGCTGCGGAAGCGTAGTAGTCGCACCGACCAATCCAACAATGGACAAAATGGAACTGGGGCCTCCCTTTATGCAGAGGATGCAGAATTTCTTATCAGGGAAGCTGCCAGAGCAGACAAAATAAGATCAGCATTAGATGCCTGTTATAAACAATACGATGCAATAAAATGAATAAAGAAAAATTAAGTGCTTATGTCACCCTCCTCGCTACTGTTACTCTTACTCTTATCCTTTTGTCTATGGTTGGTGTGCTACTTGTTGGTCTTTTTGTAGAAAAAGTAGATAACACTAAGATATTTGAAGCTATTACACCAGCATTTCAAACTATTGTTGGTGGCTTTATTGGCTTGATTACTGGAATTAAAATAGGTTCAGACGATGACAAATGAGCAGTTACAAGCACTTGGCATAGATGCAAAATGGCTAAATCCTTTAAATGATACTTTTGCCAAATATGGCATAGATACTCCTACAAGACAAGCAGCTTTTATAGGACAAGCACAGCATGAATCTAATAACTTCAAAAACCTTGAAGAAGGACTTTCATACTCAGCTTCTAGACTTATGGCTGTTTGGCCCAGCAGATTTCCTAATTTGGATGTGGCTAATCAATATGCGAATAATCCTGAAAAACTAGCCAATAAGGTTTATGGCGGCAGAGCAGATCTTGGAAATACTGAAGATGGCGATGGTTTTAAATTTCATGGCAGAGGCATTTTCCAGCTTACTGGGCGTTCTAATGTAACTGTATGTGGACAAGCTCTAGGACAACCTTTAGCAGAGCATCCTGAGCTTCTATTAGAGCCTGAATGGGCTTGTATGTCCGCTGGATGGTTTTGGAACAAAAAAGGCTTAAATGCCCTTGCTGACCAGGAAGATTGGACTACCATGACTAAACGCATCAATGGCGGAACTGTAGGTCTTGATGATCGTATTAATCGAATTCATAAAGCAATGGATATTTTGCAAGGGTAGCGGCATCAATTTGGCAACTAATAGCTGTAAGGCGGAAAGCCGAAAAAATCCTTACTTGTTGCATCCTTGACTGTCGGCTTAACTGCCGCTTAAAAAATTAATCTTTAAAATCTAAATGTTTCATCATAATCTCATGCGCTTCTCTTAAAAGCTTTTGAAGCTTGATAATTTTAAGAGTTTGTTTGCCCATTTTATCCAAAGCCCCTTGATACTCTTTAAGTAATTCTTTATACCTAGTTTCATAAGTAACTCGAATTTTCTTTTTTTTCATATTAATTGAATTCTAGGCGTTTCTTCCTGAACCCAATCTAAAGCCGCTTGCCAGGCCTGAGTCCAAAGATTTAACGCTGTAGAACCTTCATAAAAGAAATCAGGATATAAGGCAAAGAAAGCCTCCTCACAAGCATCTGAAGGCACTTTCATGGTTCCGCCAAAAGGAATCTTTTCTTCTGTCATTTCATCACTTTCTTTTTAATGCCTTCTGCCCTTCTTAGGTCATGGCTGTGTAGTTTTTTACCGACTGATTTAGGAACTTCGCCAGCTTTTTCAGCTACTTTGGCCGCTACTTTTCGAGTAACAATACGGCCATTAGAAAGCTCAAACTCATGTTTGGCGTGTTTAGCTTCTTTACCAGCCATTTTTTTAAGTTCATCATGGCTATATGCTTTAGATTTGGCAACAATAACTTTGCCTGACTTTTCTTTAATAGCTGGTGCTTTTACTGTTAATTTTTTAGTTGCCATTATCTAATCCTCATAACTTTAGCTTTTCTTAAAACTTGTTCATATTGCTCTTTAGCGGCATCATCAAGCTGTCGCAAAGGTAAATTTTGATAATACCTCCATTTATCTCTATAACCCTGTATTTCTGATGGGGCTATCCAGCCGTGCATTTTCCATCGAATTGTAATATCTGTTCCTGCCGCAGTCCAAATATGTTCGTTAAGTTTCGACATTAGTAATCTCGCTTTCTTTAATAAATAAATCAGCAATACGGAATGCCCTTTCTACAGCTTGGGTGTCCCAATCTTTTACAGTTACATCAAATTTCCAATCATGAGAAATCATCAATCGCAAAAGCTGAAAAGCCATTTGTTCTCTTGTCATATTAAAAAGGTACATCTTCATCAATTTGTTGTAGAGAAGGGCTTTGAGGTTTATCTTCAGGAATATTTAAATAGGCCCATAAAGTTCCTTCTTTAAGACCTAAAAATGGAATCATTTCTAATTTCATCATTAAATCGCCTTTTTTAGTTTCAGTAACGATTCCAATAGTTTGATAACGCTTTTTATTTGCGCCATCTTTATCGGTATATTCAGAAACTGCCGCTTTTACATAATATTTAATTGCCATTTTTAATTACCTTTCATTAAATTAACTTCTACTGCCACTTCATCTAAAAACTTTTTAATTTCTGTTTCCATTTCAGCAATGTAATCATTTTCTCGCATTACTCGCTTAATAAACAATTGACTACGTTCTGGCATTCTAGGATCGTAAGACACAAAGTCACACCAATCTCTGCCTGTACAAGCCATCTGCGCTTGCATCTGAATGTAATATTTGGTTGGAGGCCCATCATCTTTAATGTAAGACCAATGAGTTGCTGAATTAGGGCATTTAATTTCTACAAGACCATTATTAGCAACCAGGCCATCAGGACTGCAACCAAACCAATTAATATTAGGATGATCCACAAACCCAACTTGATCCACAAAATTACCTGATGTAACTTCATAAGCGACTCTAGCTTGTGCTTCATTGTCTTTGCCCCATTGCATTGCATCATTGGTATAACTTTCCTCAACAACACCAGTTACCCTTTGAATAGCCAGCTTTATTAAATAATTGCCCCTAGAAGCCGATACGCCTGTTTTAGTTTTTGCTAATACATCAGCTACACCACTAGCTGTTACTTTGCCCAAGCGAATCTTTAGCCATTCCTCAGACCCTTGTTCAATGCCGTTATAAACGGCAACTCTATCTTCAGTTGTAAAGGTAGTCATTTATCTTGTGCCTTTCTTAGTATTGCTCTAGCAAAAGCAATGTTTTGTTCGCCTGTGTCAGTTTCCATGCCACTCCAAATTTCAATTATTTCCTCATCTGTTAGTGTTTTTGCTGGATATATAATTTTCCCATCCACAATCCACGCTACTGGTTTATTGTTCATTTCTCTTGTGCCTTTTTAATTTCTTCACTATGTTTTTATCAACTCAAATGCTTTACCTCTACTAATCTGGTCACGAAGCATTGGTGATAATGCCACACCACATTCCTGAACAATCAACTCAGCGAACTTTTGTAGTGCCGCAAGATCTTCTTCTCGATATTCACCATCACAATAAATTACCTCAGCCTGTTCAGCAAGTTCTCTAATCCGTTCGTTCATTTCTTACTCCATCCGTTTAATGATTCTTTCCATTCTTCCCATTGTTTTACTTTTGCTTTCAACGCATCTATTTCAGCTAAATTTCCTTTGTATGTTTCATCCATCCACATATAGGCTTTGTTTGCTGTATCTAGTTCATTTTTCAACGCATCTATTTCAGCTTGTTGCTGACGCAGTACAGATTCAAGTTTTAAGAAAAACTCATGGTCGTCTGTTTCTCTCAAACATTCTGAAATTAAAGCAGTAAGTTCATTTGCGTTCATTTACAAACTCCTGTTATTACAGCATATGATAATACTAAAGAAAAAAATATCAACATAGTCAATGCTATATTACGCCAATCGTATCGTTTCATCGGTTTATCCTATTATTTGTTACTGTCATCTTCTCCCACAACCAAGCTCGCG